GATGATCAACATGATATTATTTATTTTGTAGGATTTGATTGTACATTTTTAGTTATACTATAACGATCACCAACTTTGACCTTAGGATCAGGACCCTTGGGTTTGATTGGTTCATCTTCGTTCATCTGCTTCTCAGGAATAGCAAGCAACCTATATTTGTCACTGTTGTATGCTGGGCTAGTGTCGGTTACTGGCCCAAATTTCTTATTTGTTTCTGAGTTGTATCCATACACTGGATATTCTTTTGCCAATCTAGACCAAATATTACGTCCACCAAAAGTCTGATCAGTATCACTAATCAACTTGTACCCGTGATCAAGCAGAAACTTGTAGAAAGATAGACCTAATCCTTTATTTTGATAATCTTTTGCTATCTGTATGTTGCTGACCGTATAAAAATTACCATCTGAATTAACATGCATTAGTCCAACAGCTTCGCCCATATGATCAATCAGGAAGAATGACGCGCCCAGCGTGCTTAGGGGCCATTCTCCTTTTCCTGCTTGAAGTTCTATGCCGTTCAGTTCACCGATTTTCACGCTGTTGTCATGTAGCATCTTCCAAGCACGACTTATTTCACTACGACTCTCTTCAGGAGTAAAGTCTGAGACATGATGTATCTCGTTGAGCGAGTCAGGCAACTTACTCAACAGTTCTGCTAGGGGCATAGAGTCCACTACTTCATACCCATACTTCTCATACTTCTCTGGTGGAATAGATGAGATGATATTGCCATTATCTAGCACTGCATCACCGTGAACAATCATATTAGGCTTTCTGCCCCAAAAACGAATGTTAGCGTGTTCGGGGTTGAGACGGGCCAGTTCCTGTCCTACATAAGAATAGCATGTGTTTTTTTCTGTGGATCTGCCGTGCAAGTATCCATCAATCATTTTGTTCAGGGCGTTGTCTAGGTTAGTATTAGACCCTTCTATGATGAATTCTTTGGCTCTCATAATGTCTCTCTCATTAGAGTATTTATAGTTTTCCTGCGTTCCGTAAACGAGATAATACAGAGTTTTGGTGTCTTGTTTTGTGCTGTTCAGGGGTAAGGTTAAATATTCCTGTTTTGTTTTTCTTAGCAGATGCTCCCCCTTTAAGTCCACCTATTTTTCCCGCCGCACTCGCGTGTCCCAAACCAAATCCCGTCTTACCTTCTGCGTTTGCTTTTGTAGCAGCAAGTGACGCAATGTGACTTCGTTCTTCTTCAGTGAGTAACAATCGGTGACCTAACAAATAAGCAGCACCATAGTCACCTTGAGAGTAGTGAATGTCATAGTGTTCTCTAATAGACACTGCTTTATAGATTGTTTGGATCGTTATTTGCGTGGTTTCCATCTATATGATGGATATCCATTCCTTTTGGAATAGGTCCATTGTGTTGTTCATAGATTTTTCGGTATTTGGTAGTGCCGCAATAAATACACATGCTGATTGCTCCTCTTAGCATTAGAGTAGTTGGGGATTGCGAGTCCCGCGAACTACATCTTTATTTATGCCTAAAGAGATCGGCCCCACCTGGTAGAAATCACATTCCAGTTAATGATCTTCCAAAGGTTACGCAGGTAAGCCTTTTTGTCGGAGCCATAATCTAATATCCAGGAGTGCTCCCACCAGTCAATGAGTAGCAGGATGTCATCACGCACTTCGTGATTCTTGATAGTCTTGATTTTGCCATCATATGCTAGATATACCCAACCGGATCCTTGGATAGTCATAGCAACATCTTCTACATCTGATCTGAAATTATCATAGTTGCCAAAATGTTTATTTATGAAACCCAACATCGGACCATTTGGTTTATTATTGCTTCTTACTTCACGGAACTGCGGAAACCACATATTGTGAAGGAAGGCCCCTGCGTAATTGAATTCGGGATCGCCTTCTTTATCATTGTAGCGTTGAGCATAGCCTTTGGCTAGCTTGTTATAATGTAGTTCTAGGGTATCGTTGCCCATGACTGGAGCGACCTCTTGCTCAGTAAAATTGAGCGGAATGATCTCTATATCAGTAGGCTTAGACTTTGCTTCAAGTAAATTTATAAACTCTCTCATAAAGAGTATTTATCGTTACTTCCTGCGAACGATGCGTCCGCGAGTTATATCGTATGGACTAATTTCTACATCAACCTTATCGCCCATTAGAATGCGTATCTCATATTGTCGCATTTTGCCAGCGATATAACTTAGTACTTCTATTCCGTTTTCAAGCTTGACCTTAAAGGTTGCATTTGGCAACACATCTACGACTTCACCTTCAAACTTGATTATGTCTTCCTTAGCCATATTTATTTCTTAAGTAGGTCCCATACCGACTTCTTTTCAATGATTCCTTCAGGGATGTTCTTTAAGAGTTCGCGATAACGATTACCGAGTTCTTTGAGTTCTGTCCAGATTTCTTCCAGTTCCTCATCGGGATGAAGGATACCTAACCGCTGTTCAATACGATCAAGTGTATCAGTTAAACTCTTGCCCTTGATCTTGATGTCACCTTCAAACTCAGCATCACCCTGGATGACGGTACCTGTGTGATTCTTCAATGGATTGCCATTGTTCAATGGATTGCCATTGAATGAATATCCTTGTTGTGACCAACTCGTTGAGCCGGTACCATTTGTCTGTAATACCATTCCGGAATGCATTGAGCCGGTCGTAAATGTTGTCTGCATTCCGGGACCCGAATACGGAACAGTTATAGTAGGAGCCGACATGCTGGCTATTGACACTCTACCGGTTCCATATCCAGTAGTAATACCATTTCCAACGGCCGTATCATTGTCGTCATCTATCATTTATTTGCTTTCTTTAAGTATAACTTGCCCTTATCATCAATGCCAATCTCTACTTCATCGCCTTCTTTCCATCCTAAATCCTTTAACAGAGGAATAGGTAGGGGAATGATAAGATCATCCGAATCAGGATCTTCTTGCGTGATTACCTCATATCTTACGCTAGGTTGTTTTGTTTGTTTAGCCATACGCTATTCAATACGACCTAATCGGTGAAGCAATAGACCAATGTGATGTAGATCAGGATGCGAGTCACGATCACTGTAACCTTCCATGCTGTTACAGTGAGTGAGATAGACCTTCAATGCTCGCTTAAGCAAAGGGATATCGGCTGTAGCCAACACATTTTTAACACCGGATCTGGTAACTGAAGCGTCAGTAGTGTTCATGTTAGTATTTATGTGGCCTTGAATGTTAAAAACATTTTATAAATCCCAAACTCTTTTTAACCACTTTTTTACTAAATCGTTAGTTAGATTAGTCTTTTCGGCGATTTCTCTTATTAACAATCCTTCGTCTCTTAGCAGATGGATGTGATCAAATTGTTCTTTAGTAAGGCTTCTTCTAGTCATCGCTCTTTTTGTTACTTGATCCTTGTTCCATTTAACCCAAGGTTTTTTTGTACCAAGATGTGATTTACTCCGCTTTAGGTTTTGTTCAGGTGTAGATTTTCTGTTCTTAAATTTTTTTACAGTATCTTCGGATTTAGGAATTCCCTTAAGTGCTTTACTTCTACGGAGATTGGATTCTGCTGACATTATTATACCGTTATTACCATCTCCTCCCTTAGTAGCATTGTATCCCTTGTTGTACGAATCTAAGATGGCTATGTATTCTATTTCTTTTTGCTTGGCGATGTCATTTGTATCTACCTCACAAATTATTTCTGTTTTCCAACTTTCTAATTTATATTTACGAATAGCATTATAAAATTTTCGGTTATCTTGATTTTTCAATGCACAGTGAATATGTTCATTCCAACGCTGTTCAAGCGTCTTGGAGGTCCACCCGATGTAAACCTTTTTATTTTCTAAGTTGGTTATCTTGTATACGAGTGCCATTTATGTGCTTACCACTTTTTGCAAGACCAATATCTTGCTTTCCAGCGTGGTCCGGGATTCTCACAATGGTGTCTTGCTCTAAATGACTTGCGTCTTGCAGGATTGCTTTTGTGAATACGCATATTCTTGTCACCGAAGTTCACTTTAACGACCTTGCCATTTGGCTTTCGTACATAGACTTTACTTTTGGCTACATCACCTTGCATAGGTTTACCTAGAGGAACTTTTCGACCATGATATTCGGCTTCATCAATGGTGCCACTGGAGGCAGCATCTCCGCCCCCACCTAGTTTCATATACTCGTTAAGTTTTTTTTCTCTACACCAACCTAACCCGCCGCAACCCAAACATGTTTCGTCGTATTCTCTACCCGAACCTCCGCATGTCATACAATCATATCGTTCGCCGGTTCTTCCATAAGCGTCAGGCTCTTCTTCTTCCCGATCTTCAGATTCTAAGAGAACACCATTGAAGTCTAGGAATTCCATAGCATCTTCGTCAAGGTGAATGATCACACCGTCTTCAGTGAAGCCTACAATACCTGTCTCAATGACAAAGTTCTCGCTTAGTTCTAATCCGAAACTATCGTGTAAGTGGATGTCATTCTCGTTGTAGTTGTCTTCTAATCCCCTCACGAGTTTGTATAGGTCTCTGGTGTCCATCGTCGTCTCCAATATACTTCTATTTATCTTTGAAGACACGTTTCAGAGCGTTGACAACATCACTGATCGGTTGTTCATCGGCCTGATACTTGATTCCGATACCACCTGCTTCTTGCCACTTCGTGATATTAGGGGTATAATCGTCAATAAGGACATTAGGAGTGCCGTCAATCTGTTTGGCAAATTTCCACTTCTCGTGATCAAATATCTCTCCATCTGGGGATACATTCAGGTGTTTCCTCAACCATTCCCGTTTTCCCTTGATGCTACCTTCACGATCAAAGTTTAGTGGGCTGCTGAGTATAGTGAATCCACCAGCAATCTTTTTGATCAATCTCACGAGTTGATTAGATGAAGGGAATGGACTGATATCCCTGAAGAGTT